GTATCACGTAGAAATATACCATTGTTTAAAACTGGAGTTGCCATAGGATTTTATTGTTTAATTGTTAATAAGTTATCTTTTAAAAATATTTGTTGGTCTTGCTATTTTTCTTTGTTGTCTTGTATCACCATCATCATCTTGAACTGAACTAGCTATCTTATTAGCCTGTTCTGTTTTAAGTTGTCTAACAGTTTGAGTAACAGCTTCATTCTTACCCTGTTTCATAAGGTTTTGTCTATATGCATCAGGATCAGAAAGTAACCAAAGAGCTTCAGCTATAAGTGGGTAGTTAGGTTCTACAAACTGATACTTCTCTAATAGATGCCCTAATAAGTTAGTAGGACGTCCACTAATTGAAGGATATTGTGGTTGAACTAGTCCAGTGTAAAGTTGCGCTTGTGTTTTTTTATCAAGTTTTACACCATTTAAGTCAGCTGTTTTTAAAGCTTCATAAACATTCTCAACATAAGCATCAGCTGCTTCTTGCTGTTGTTGTTTCATTTGCTCCTGAACTGCTAACTGTTGCATAACAACCTGTTCTTGCATTTGATCTAGTTCAGGTTTGTACTGCTTTGCTTTTTGTTCTAGTTTACCAAGATCTTTCCAGGTCTCAATATCCTCATCAATTGTAGCACTGTTAATACCCTTAGCTTGCATATACTGTCTAACAATGTATTCTTGGTCATTAGGATCAGATGGGTTCATTTCTCTTACTTCCTCAACTTGAGCAAGTGCTCTAAATAAACCTTTCATATCCTGACCACCATCTTCTACATATTTAGCTGCATATTGCAACTCTACTGGTAGTGATTCAAATAACTCTTGGTGTGTTTGTTGTCTTACACCTTTTTCTTTCTCTAGAAAGTTTGCTTCTAAAAGCTCCTTCCAATCTTTTACAGAATACTCATCCATTGGTTTCTCATCATCAAATGGAATAAGTAGTCCTTCGTCTATTAACTTACTCATCGTGTCAACCAAACCAGACTTATCTAATCTTGGTCTTCCACTTGAGTTTTTATCTTCAGTATTTTCATCATCTGCAGTATTTAAGATGTCATCTATGTCATCTTTAGTTACTGTTTCATGTGAAACCTTTTTATCATCTGAACTATCCTCTTCTTTTTTCTCTTCTTCTTTTTCAGCTCCAGGATCTAAAAAACTTAAATCTACTTTACCAGTGCTAAACACATTTGGTTTTTTTTCATTTAAGTTTGCTGCTCCATCAACAGGAGTTACAATACTATCAGCCCCAGGTGCTCCATCAAAAAGAGAATCTATGTCAAAGTCTACTTGTTGCACAACTGTCTGTGCACTATTGGTTTGTGTATTCATATTGTTGGTTTTTGTCTACATTATTAATATACAAAATATAATTGTATAAACATTAAAAATGTATCTGGAAAAAATCAATTTTGCTAGTATACAGCTATAGATTATTTTTTCTTCTTATCAGAAGATTTTGCATCATACTTATTCTTATTAGTACGTGCTATTTCTAGTTGTTTATTTGCTATAGCTTCTCTAGCTTGTATCTCTTTTTCTTTAATTGCATTAAGCTCTCTTTGAGATGCTGTTTTATTAAGTTCTTTTTCTCTCTCAAAGTTCATACTCTCTTTGTAATTATCTTGCTTCTGTATTTTTTCCATTGCATCAAGATAATCTGACTGCAAGTTTTGGTTAATATCTACAGTAGACCCATACCCAGCAGATCTTATTTGAGCTTGTATAATTTGAGATTGTCTATTTTTTTCATTCTCTTGAGCTTCAAACTCCATCTTCATCTGAGCTTCTTGTTGTCTAGCTTGTAGTTCTTGCTCTTGCATCTGCTGTTGTTGCTGTGCTTGCTCTTGTCTAATAACATTAGCTTTCTCTTCAGCAGCTTTAAGAACACTTGTTAACTCAGCAATAGACTCAGATTTAACAATGTTACCAAGATCATATATAGAAGCTCCAGCTGTATTATTAGTAAGAGCTAATTGCTTAAGCTGATCTAGCACAGCCCTGTGGTTGCTCTTTGTTGTAGCAAATACATTTAAATCTCTTGATAGCAAGTCTACACCATTCATCTTAAAGTTAACCTTCTCATCAGTAGATGTTATATATTGAAGTCTTAAACTTGGATTTTTAGAATGGTAATACTGAGCTAAGTCAGTTCTCATTTGGTGCACTCTAGGCATTAGATAGTCACAATGCTGTACAAAATAGTGTTCTGTCTGAGCATATGAATTCACAACAGCTTGTTCTATACCAGTAGCTGTTTGCTGTCCTGTTATAGATCCCATACGCTGAGGGCTAATTCCTATACTTTCAAATGCAGTGTTTTTAAAATACCCTGCTAGTTGAATCCTAGATAGTAGACGTTGAGTTTGTTCTAGATTTAACACTTGGTAGTGTTGAAAGTTAAGAGCATTCTCTGTATTAGTGATAGAAGTATCCAATGGTAGCATCTGGAAGTTCTTCATAGCAACATAGGCTTTAGCCAGATTATTTTTACCCCAGTCTTCTCCCAATGAGTGACGTGGTAAAGCATTCTGGTCTAGCATGATAACCGTACCCAGTTCATCTACTAAGATGTCTGCTATTTGGTTATTCACAATATTATAGCCTATTTGGTAAGGTTTCATCAAGTCTACAAGACTTACAGACCTAGTATTTCTATCTGAGAAAACAGAACCTTCTACAGGAAGTTTACAACCGTATATTGTACTATCTCCTTTAAATTGGAATGGCAGTTTACCTACATTAATATACATTGGAGCTAGTCCTCCAGGATTATTCATACCCCAAAATGAGGGTCTATTAGGACCAATCTTAATACCACCCCAGGTTTCATTTATCCATATCCACTCTACATGCTCTCCAACTAAAAGAGTATCTTTAGTTTTATCTTTTGTAACTTTTGTATTATACACTGGTTTTTCAGTGATGATATAGCTTTCATCTACAATATCCTGTATAATTTCACCTTCTTCTGTCACTCTAGTAAGATGACCCACTTTACGCTGACTTTTCCAATAACATGTAGTAGCACGCAACATGTGCGTAGGACCATAGTCTAAAAAGTCTTCACCTTCAGATAATATCCACTGAACAATATCACCATTATAAGGCATGTTCTCATATGTAGATAGAAACTGACGATATGCTAAAGATGGACCCTCAACATTATAAGCATGAGATCTTGTAGCATCATAGTATGATCCATCATTCTGCAATCCTTGAATAGGAAGACCAGCTGAACGAACAGGATAGATAGCTTCTAAAGCTTCCAATTGATCCTGATCCATCATATATCCATACTTATCAATAATATCAGCTACAGTGAGAATTTCTATCTTACCTACCCAGTTACCCTGAGAAACATAACGTGAGCTTGGTGATTTATGATAGAAAGTTAGTAGAGGATTCCAAAGTTCTACTTCATAATCATCCTCCATCATTCTAAAATGCCAGAACTCTCTATCAGTGATGAGCATATCTCTAAAGGCCATGTTCTCTAGTTCATACATGTGGAATCTTTCCTCATCTACTTTTTGTTGATGGGTAGCCCACTCTTCTACTAAAGATCTATAGTCTTTTTTAAAGAATGCTTCTATTTCAGGTAGTGACTTTAATTGTTGAGGATTAAGAGCTTGCTGTGCTTCTTCTGAGTTAGGGTCCATACCCATATTTATCAGATTTATTATAGTCTTCTGCTCAGCCTCAGCTAAAAGAGTTTGCTCTATCATAGCTCTTTTTTCTTCCATCATCTCATTGTAAGAGATGTCATCCACAGCTCTAAACATTATTTTAGAAGTGCGCTTAGAAAACTCCCCTGTTAGTACATTTATAACATTAGGAATGATAGGATAGAACTTAAGCTCTAATGCAGATTGATCTTCTTTAGTAAGAGTTTCGATTAAATCAGCATACTCATTATCATCTTCTATAATGTAATCTGTACGATCAATAATACCTTTAGCAAGTTTGTAATTCTTTAATAGTTTTCTAGAGTTACGTCTAATCTGTTTTATACCCTGCCATTCTAACCAGTCCATATTCCACGCACCCCATTCTCCATCCTTCTCAGCTTTTGGTAAAAACTGAATAGGTTGGGTGAGAGTACCCATCTTATTATACTGGGTCTTTTTACCTGCTTTAAGGTCTAAGGCGTTATATACTTGCATGATTATTAATAAGTTATAGTGTAATCAGAATCTTCTGTAGTAGTTGTTGTCCAACGATTATAAGATTCTTCAATAGGACTTTCTCCATCTAGAAGCAATAAAGCTTCATCCATACTGATAACTTCATCCTTTAAAAGATCTTGAACCAGTCTTTTTTTAGGAGATGATACTTCGCCAGCTACAAGTGAAATATTATCAGAAGATACTATATAATACATTATCTAATATTTTTAAATGGGTTTTTCTGAATAGTAAACTGCTTCCTCAGAGTAGATGGTTTACCCATATGTCTAAATGGGCTCACTTTTAATTTATAACTTTTTTCTGAATTTTCCAATTTTTTCTCACTATACTCCACTCTTTTAGAGATTCCTCTGTTAGATTGTTGCACCTTTGCAAATGCTACTAAAGAGCAGAATGCTACTAGTCTATCCACGTTAAGTCCTTCTCTATATGATTGCATCTCTTTTAGCAACATAGGATCAGGTATTCTCTCCACCCCATATATAGTTTTGGTAATAGTTCCATCAGGGTCTGTCTCATAATCAAGCTCCTCTTTAAGAAACTCAATACCATATGATAGAATAGTTCCTTTAAATAGTGTACCTACGTTCTTCCATCCATACTCCTGAAAGACATTTCTGTTTGCACCTATGTCTTTTAAAAATAATATCATATCCTTAGGTACCAAATATCGCTGCTTCTTTTTAGAAATAATATACTGTATAAAAAGAGCTACGTTATTCTCCACTAATGTCCATGCGTTGTACCATTCTATAATTATCTCTAGTCTCTCATGGGTTTTGTTAAGATCATCAAACCTACCACACCATGATGCTACTATCTTATCTCTTTCAATAGTATTTCTCACCTTGCCGTCACCCTCATCTATAATAACTTCTACAGGATTCTTATATACATAGATGGAGCATAATGATTCTGATGTTGTAGTTTTACCTTCACCCACTGGATCTATAGAAGCATAGTACATACCAAATGTAGGATCTTTGCAAGGTCTTTCATAAATACATATCACTCCTTCTTTATCCTCTGTCTTCTTAGAAATAGGAAACTCCATTATAGGAAGTTTTCTAGATTCTTTAGCTACAATCTTACCTTCAGCATTTCTAGATAGATCTAAATACTCTACAGCATAGTTCTTTTCTGATATCCTTTGCATCTGTTTAGTGACAAGATGTGTAGGAAACACACTCACCTTTCTAGTAGCAAATGCTTCTTCAATATTACGTGGTTGCTGAGAAACAGTAAGCTGATAGGCAGCTGGTTCCATTTCTTTTTTCATCTTAGCAAACTCTATCTCTAGAGCTGCTAAAGCTTCTTCCACTTTAGAGTTACCATAGTTATCTATATAAGGAGGCATGCTCCACTGCTCAGGAATAAATAAACCAGTGACACCAATAGTACCATCAGAATCAATTAAGTTAGTAGTGACACCATAGAACCCATTCTCCTCAGGATTCATTATATAATCTTTCATAGGTTCACACTGATCAAGATCACCCACTGATCCAGCTGCTATAAACTGACCTGTAATAATGTGACCAGACTTTAATGCTGGTTTCATGAACCCATAAGTGTCATCCATTTTAGGAGCAATACCTGCTTCCTCATGAAAGAAGTAAGTTACAGGACCACCGACACCATTTGTAGGATCTTTTTCAAAAGAGTAGGAGTTGATTGTAGATTTAAGTCCTTTATAAGTGTCACGATTATTCTGTCTCACTTTAATCTGCTGTTGCCATGCCCCCACCTTGTCTGGTTCAGCTGGTCTATACCATGCAGTGTGTTCATTCAAGAAGTTTTTATATTCATTAAGAAACTTCCATGAACCTTTTTCATTGATATAATCTTTTAAACTAGCTCCTATCTTTAATACAGCACCTGCTTCAAACCAATACTGGTTGATAAGTTTAGCCATATGAAAATAGGAGGATGCTATCTGACGTTTCTTTAGAATAATAGCATGCTTCCAATGAAGCTCACCTAGTATTTCATAGAGTGCCATGTGATATTGAGCATCCCTCACTTTTGCAAATGTGAACTTTTTTTCTTCTTTATCATAGATGGGAAGAAAATTAAGCCACATATAATAATCACGAGTAAGATACCAAGTATGCTCGCCACTATGAACAATAATTCCTTTACGACATTTATCTTTTTGATCATCCCAGTAAGTTATAAAGTCTTTGGATTTAACAGGGGCTGCACAATAAAACCCTTGTTTCTGAAACTTTCTACCCTCAGCATTAAATATAAAAGAGTCATCATTAAATCCATACTGACCTGGTTCTTTAAATAATGGTAATAGAAAGTCTCTGAAGTCTTCTCTTGTAGCAAACTCAGTGACACTCCATTCTCCATTAGAATAGGTGGGTATTTCTATATAATTATTTGATTTCTCCACTAGCAATGTCTTCTATGATGTCCTTATTTCCTTTAGCTTTATACAACAGAGATAGTAAAGTATTCATGTGCTTACTTCTTAACACTTCAGGATGCTTAAAATTATTCCAATACTCATTGTAATAATCTCTAGGAATAGCTGCCCACTGTTTAGAGTAAGTGTTATAATGAAACACCCAATCATTCATAAAGTCATCTTCATTTTTGTAACCAGGTTCTACATCCTGATACACTTCTTGTTTCTTTGCCATAGATTTATTTTTATTGATCATAAGCTAAGTTTTGCCCACCTCTCACAGAACTTTGTTGTTCTTCCATTAAGTCTCTATATACACCTTTAAAGGATTGTCTCACTTGGTCATACTTCTCTGCCATTCTTAAAAGAGCAGGACTAGACCCATCTCTACCAAATGTAAGTTGTTCTGTGGCCATACTTTTTGCCATATTATCCAAGAATATTTTAATACCTTGGTATGCCCTATATGTAGGGGTTTGATACATTTTTTCACAAGTCTTAAGTGCTTTAAATATTGTAGTGTCATCTGTACTAAAATCTGCTTCTATCTCTTTAAGTATCATCTCTTCTTTGTCTTCTTCTGGAATATCAAAGAAAGGATTAAGATCAGGGTTTGGACAAGTCATATAAAATAGATACGCATAGATACGCAAATATTCGTTAGGATACTCATCCATTATATCTTTAAGAAACTTAAGTGTGTAACAATGCTCACTAGGAATCACCTTACCGTTCTGTACATCAAATAGTCTTATCATTTTTTTCCACTTTTAAAAAGTCCATATTACGTTTTGCTGTAGGTGGAATCTTTGTAATCACCTCATCTAGTTTTTCTACATCCCACCCTTTACCATTCATAGGATTACCCCACACTCTTATATCATCTGAATAAAAATGTTTTACCACTCCTTTTTTAAATCTAACCACCCACACGGTGTTTACATTGACACCATAATCTATAATAAACATTGCTTCACCATCACCTAATGGTGTGTGCACTTCAATAGTTGGATTTAATTGTAATATCATATTTTCTTTTTATCCTTACTACTGTGAAGATAGGATCCTGCTAATACCACTTCTTGTTTTAATTCATCAAGATGTATCCAATATTCTCCTTTAGCAGATTTATATCTAAATACTTTTACATTATCAGGAAGCTCGTTATTTTTATAGAGCTCAATAAGTTCTGGTATTGTATAAACAGTGTTGTCTGTCATATTTAATTATTATCTTTCCACCAATTAATTAGAGTGATGACCTCTTGTTTTAAGTAAGGTAGGTCATAAGGAATAATATCTAAAACAATAGGATTACCATGTGAATCTAATTCAGCTATAGGGTTGTCAAACTTATCTCTACCAGCTTCCTTAAAAAGAATATGATGGATGGTTAATTTACCTGGAGATAGCCTTGGATTGTGTTTAATAATGATGTACATATACATGCTTAGCTGTAAAGCATAGTGCATTAAATGACAATCATCTAAATGACCAACTGGTGCTAACATCTTTTGTGTAACTCCTTCCCAACTAGTGTACCCCTCTGTTTTAATTTCTTTGTTTGTTTTATAATCAGTGATGTTCACCTTACCATTTACCACCTCTACTAAATCAGACTGACCACAAAGTCCTGCAGATTTTAAATACACCATATGTTCAGGATAGACTCCATCAGAAAGTTTTTGATCTGGAGCATGTTTAATACCATCAATTTCAATAGGCTTAAATATAGGTATTACCACTCCTTCTCTCTCTATTGTAGAGAGTCCACATATGTCAGCTTCTCTTTGATTGTGATACCATGTACCTAGTGTTGTAGCTCTATCAGCTTCAGCCTTCCATGCAGTTTTAATTTCATCAGGTGTCATTCCATACCACTTACTCTTCTTACTCTTTGATGACCTTACAGCAATTGTATCTGCATCAAAAGGTTTTTTAAGTTTTGATATAAAGCTTGTAACACTTGTCCACTTAATATCTTCTGCTGAAGAGTATTCGTGTTTCTCTGGTTTGAATATTAAATCACTCATTAATTCCTAATTTTTCTTTTAACAATCCTTCTTCATGTTCTGTAAGCTCAGCTTTCCATTTACCTAAAGGACACTCTGAAGAAAGACTACGTGTCTTAAAATTTAAAGAGCACCCACAACCTCCAAATCTTTCATCACAACAAGGTTGTGTTCCTGAAACCATACATCCTTTACCACTCTCGTCATAAAGATTACATCGTGTACATGTAAGCATTCTACTATGAGCAATCTCTTCAATATCCTCTTTCTTAAAAATACTATTAGTGATACCTTCTAGTATCTGCCCCTTATTTTTCCAGATTTGTATAATATTATTTTTCAGACTCATTGTTAAATCTTTTATCAATTACTTCTTTCCTTCTTCCTCTTTCTTCATTAAGAAGGGTTTTCATATTCTTAGTCATCTCTAGCTTAGTCCTATAACTCACCTTACTATCATACTCTTTAAATATATTATTATTGAGAGCATCTACATGCCCTTCACACTTTTCTATATAAGCATCTAATGCTTTTTCTTTTATGTAAAAGTTTCCAAGATTTTCTATATGCACTGTTGGAGAATTAAGATTTGACAACACTTGTCTCACTCTTTTATAGTAAAAAGACACCACTGCCTGCACTTCCTCTACAGGTCTTTCCATCTCCATAGCAAAACTTGGAATAATATCTTTAACTTTCTGTGGGCGCAACTGATAAGAATTTATAGTTTAGAAATATGTTACCATCAGTTTGTATTTTAAGGGAGGGGTTGATGTAAATCTTTTTCTTACTCTTCCCCTCCTTTATCACCAAACTATTTTTCTCTGCTTTAGCTATTGTATTTCTTACAGTTTGAGGAGATTTAAAAATAGAATTACCAAACATCTTTTGACAAAAAGAGTTTAGCTCCTGCTCTCCTTCTAAAGCTAACATGGATAGACAGGATAGTTCTGCACTACTTAGCATAATTCCAGATAGAAAACAATGTGTCACTATCTGATATTGAACAATGGAAAACTTGTCCATTTTAGCTTTTTTCTCAACTTGATTTACAACAGCCATGGTTTATTCTTCAGTTTTTCTTTTTAATTTTCTAGCTTGTTCTTTAGGAATCATCACCTCATCACCTACAGAAATACCCATCTCTGCCAACTGAGGGTTAGCTTCATAGTCTTCCTGAGTGACAGTGTGCGTCACTTGCTCATCTCCTTTAGGATTTGTAAGGTTAGCAATAAATGCTAAAGCTTTTAATTCTTCAGCTCTACCTACAGCAATCCTAGTGTTGTAGTCTTGAAGATCAGCTCTTAGTTTAGAGATTTCAATACTCTCATTAAGAAATTCTATAACCTCTTCTTTGGTTGGTTGTTTTGTTTCTTCTGACATATTTATTGGTTTTAAATTGACAAATTCTTTTTAGTCTTATGTGACCTGTGGTATTCATTGTAAGCAATATACTTACTACCCCTAGATCTTTTAATTACACCCATTGCAATAATCCTTTCAACAATACCATCTCTGGCATCAATAACAGGCACTCTAATTTCTTCACCATACTGGTTTGTTGTCACTCTGTAATGTGAAAGCTTGCCTTCTTCAATAAGCTCCACTCTGTAGTTTTTCTTTCCTTTCATAATATAATATACTTTAAATATTTAAACTTTCCAAATTTAAAACTAAATATTTAATATTTAATATTTATTTATTAACAGAGTGTGTGTAAATAAAAAAGGAGAGCTTAGCTCCCCTTGTATTCATAGTCTAGTATTTTCCCCACCAGATCTGATCGATGGTTGTGTTTGAGTTTCACCCATTTGATCTCTGGTATTTTCTTAGAGAGTTCTATTATGTAGGATAGGCCATTGTAAGGATCTTTAATATCTTTCTGTTCATTGTCACCATTGACAACTATCTTACCATTTTTCCCGAGCCTAGTGAGTATAGCAAGGATTTCAGGTTTTGTGAGATTTTGTGCTTCTTCCACCACAAGGATATCATCAATAGTTTTTCCTCTAATAAACTGTACTGGAAGGGATTTAATTTTTTCATCATTAATAAGAGATTGTATTTTAGCTTCATCATAACATTTTGTAAGGTTTTCTTGAAAGGCCTCAAGGTAGGGATCAAACTTCTCAGATAGGCTACCAGGGAGAAACCCAAGAGAATGACCAACTTCCACAGCTGCACGTGTAACATAGATGTGTTCATATTCTTTTTTAAATAGGAAGTCTAAAGCTGTCTGGGCTGACACTAAGCTCTTACCACATCCTGCTCTTCCTGTTATAACAACAATTTGGTTTTCTCTTATCAACCTCTTCACTTCTTTCTGCTCATCATTGAGCGTCACTTTATATTTAATATCATTCTTACGCTCTCTGTTTGGTTCTTTCATAAAATGAATTTAAGCATTATTCACAGGGTTTTATTAAGCATGTAGGAAAGTATTCTATGTAATTACCCGTTGTAGGTTTACAATAGGCAGACACATTAGACCCAGCTATAGGCTGGCAGTCACAGTCAGTGAGATAGTAGAATTTTAATTTCTGGAAATAGCCCTCAGGCTTAGGAGACTGTATGCAATGACTATCTTCATCTAGACAGGGTTTAATTATCTCAAACCATTTACCCTTTTTAGGAATAGTGGTGTTATACACTAATGACCCTGGTACAGGATGTTGATTTTTATCTAACTTAACAAAGTATCTCATTACAATACAATATACAAAATTTTCATGAGAAGATACACCTCTCCCCTAGGAAACTTTGTACATATTAATAAATGTTTTTATTTAAGACCGTACGTCAGACTTTTACATCTTACACCTATGTGGAACCTAAACTCTCTGTAATCTCAGAACACTCTACCTATGTGTAATGGTCCACCTCTTAAACTATACATTTACCCTTTTTGTATCTGTCGGAGAAATCTCAGTGTTATTTACACCTACCATCCAACGTCTGACCCTCTATATATCTTTTGAGACCTTCAAGGGTGAT